TTGTATTATCTGAAATCATAACCGTTTGACCTGCTCTAAAAGCTGCCTGGCTAGATGTTCCAGCTAATGCTGGGTTAAAGTTAGTAACGTTGTTTGGAATAGTCCAAACAGCAGAGTCTTGTCCAGCAGCTGCTGCTGAAGTTACCGCTTGGTACTTCGTGTGTAATCTTCCTTGTTCTGCCCATTTGATAAGGTCAGAAGTAGAAGGCATCTCAGCTCCTACCATTCTTAAGAATGATGCTACTGATCTGTTTCCATAACGTTCAAATTCCTTTTCGTAAGTATCTGGAAGATACTGATTTAAGAAATCAAAGTTAGTAATATAATTTGTCGATAAAGGAGTTTGCTGCGCACTTGGCTGCAAGTCAAATCCTGGGGCTACATTTACTGCCATAATTTTTAATTTTTTTAATGTTTAACTTCGTTTATTACTTCTAATTTTGAGTCCTCTTCCGTTATCATTACTTTGAGAAACAGGTCTAATCGTTATACCATTCTTGGTAACCGATTGTGATTGTTGTCTAACGTCCATATTAATGTTTTTAGATCTTCTAGAAACATCGTCTATAGCAGAAGCAACTCCCTGTTCATAAAAGTGCTTAGCAAACTTATCCGGATTCATAGCAACCGATAGGGCTTTATGATATCCTTTGGCATCCGTAATCAAACCATCTTTATCCATGAATGTGTTAATGAAATTATTAACATCAGACTGAACGTTTTTAAGTTCTTGTGCATCGCCTGGTTTAAAAGAAATGTTTTTATCACCAACAGAAAAATCAAAACCTTTGAATTCGTTGTTAAAAACCGACTCGGTTTTATCTAAGAAATAATCATATCTTTTAGAGTTTTGCTCTGTAATACTTTTAGAGTCCTCTATTGACTTTTTGTAGGCAGCTAAGCTTTCTTCCTGATCTCCAGATAATCCACCCCCACTTGACTCAAGAGGAATTTTATATTTATCTTTTTGCTCATTCAAAAACGTCTTTGCCTTCGCAAGTTCTCGTTTTTTCGCTAGTTTTATTTTTCTAATATCCTTTTCATCATCTAAATCTTCATCATATGAAAACTTATCTTCGATAATGTCTTGGATATCTTCTGTGTCTAAACCTTCCTCAGTCGACTCATAATAACTAGCAAGTACAGCATTGTCTTCCATGCCTTCAATGTCCTTTTGTAAATTATAAAAGTCATTAATACCACGTCCAGTATCCTGCTTGTACTTTAAATACTTAGACACATCTTCTGGTAACTCAGGGTTTGCCTCTTTTTCCGCAAACAATTCGTCAATAGAATTTATATCCTTGTTATATCTATTCTTAATATATGAAAGAACGTCATTTTCTTCTAATTCTACCTCTGTTTTTTCTTCAGAGGTATCCTCTACCTTTGTTTCTTCAGTTGAACCTTCTTTGTTCTCTGGTTCTTTTTTACTTCTAAAGTCTACTTTATCAATTCCGTCTGAAGGTGGTGTGTTTGACTTCTCTTCAAACTGCTCTTCATGTTCTTTTAATAAGGTTTCTTCAACCTGCGCTCTTGATTTTTCTTCAACATTTGCACCTACTGCTTTTACTTGAAATTCCATTTGATTTGATTTTTTAAAGTTAATACTATTTTATTTATTTATCTGGGGTCAAATTCTGCTAAATCAAAACCATCTAAACTGTCTTCATTGGACTCAAAATTTATTGACGGTAAGTCTCTTTTCTTTTGCTCCGTTATCTTAGAAGTGTTTGTAGACTGTTGATTAATTCTATCTTTTTTTGCACCCTCTCTATTATCTTCCCTAGCTTTTATATTGTCTTGCTCCATTCCCTTTAATTGCATCTGGAAGTCAAATTCAGTTTGCATTAACGCTTTCTTCAACTCAGCCTCCATTTGTAATTTTTGAATATCAAAAGCTATTTCAGCTTCCTTTACTGCGATCTTAGATTGAGTTTGTGATTGAGTTGTTTGCATAGCTAACTGAGCCGCAGCCTGTTGCGCTTGTTGTTGCATTTGAGCCTGTTGCTCTGCCTGTGCTGCTTGAGCTTGTTGCTCCGCCACTTGTTTAGCTTTTCGTTTTACCTTAAGTAATTGATTTGCCATTTTCAAGTTTGCAATTTCTCTAATATCAATAGCATCCTCAAGATTAATATCTTGCTTAGAAAGAGCCATTTGTATGTTTTGTTCCAACATAGCTTTTTCTTCTTCATCTGGGGCCATCTCAATAAATATACCAAAGTCATGCATATATAACTCTTTTATATCCTCAAGGATACCTAAATTATATTTACCGATCTGCATTGCAAATTCATCCTTGAAGTCTGCATACTCTAAAATATCAGCAGTCCTAATAGATAGACACTCCGCTAACGTTCTCGTGATATATAAACTTGCATTTAATATATGGCGAGTTGCTACATTAGAATTTAATGCTGCTAACTTCTGAACACCAACTAAAGAATTAGGGTCAGGACTTGATCCATCTCTCGCTTCATTTAATCCCGTTACAGTTCTAATCTGATCTAAATAATGATTATAGTTTCCAATAAGCATTTGCATCTTACTAGCTCCACTATTTGCTGTTAACTGAGTAATCGGAACTCTTGCGTTATTGTATTCTCCATCTTGAGTATAGCTTCGCCCTATTACACTACCTGTTTGAAAGTAAAGACGCAAAGCATCTTCAGGGTTGTAAGCAGCTCCAGTACCTAAGTCAATCTCATTCAATCCATCGGCATCAATAAATACACCATCTGGAACAACACGAGAAACTACTTGTTGTATTTTCAAGTGAGTCATTTGAATTAAATCTGCAAAAGGAATCATTCGTCTAACTAAAGACTCTAAAGCTCCTTTATACATTTTAGGCGCACATGCTATATAATTCGGCATTGCATATTGGCTTGCTGATTTTGGTCTTACCATATTCTCTCCCAATTTCCATTGAAGCATAATATTAGTACCCATTACCATTACACCATCATACCAAACATCAATAGTCTTTTCTACTTTCTCAAAACCTCCTTCTTCCATCATTTCTGGTGGAGGATTAAATTGATCATCTTTTTCTACAACTTTAAAAGTGCCATCAGACATCTTCTTTTTCTTGTAAACAAAAGTATGTGTTGTTTTATAATTAAAATATAATAATGTTGCCGTCTCTCTTGAAAACACATTGTTCGCTTCTTGCGCTCCATTGTAATAATTATACCAAGACTGGCTATACTGAGATATCTCTGTTAAGTCCTCATTAGTCAAGGTTGGATCTATCTTAATAAGTTCCGTAATTGGAACTGTTTTAATTTCTCCCCAATAGAAACAATCCTTTAAATAAGGGTCTTCTGTATAACTATAAACCACATTAGCAGGATCGACATACTCTACTTTTACTCCAGCTCCAGGTAAAAACATATGTTTTCCAACACCTATTCCTAAAGTAGTAATATCATAATCAATTCTTTTTCTGGTATCATTATAATGATTTGCAGAAAATATAGTATCAATAGCTTCCTCTTCAGCGATCTCAATTGCTGGCTTATATTTCATTTGCATGAAAAGCTCTAGCTCTTGATCGTTTTCTGGTAGCTCTGCTTCTTCAGTTTGAAATACATCAATCCCGAAATCTTTTGTAATTTGTTTTAATAATGGTTTTGCAATCATATCACCTTCAACCATCTCTTGAAATTGATTTCTTTTCTCAGCAGAAAGAGCATCTTGTGCAGTTGCTTTTACTTTGAAGAGTCTATCATTCATTCCATTAACCACAATATCCACAAACTTTGGAATAATAGGAACTGGTGTCCAATCTAAATTAAGATAAGACAAATCCCCGTCAACAGAAATTTCGTTTTTATACTTACCAATAGACTGCTCTCCACGAGCATATAGTCTTAATTTGTTAAATTCACCACGTTGAGAGTAAAACCGACAAGAGCCGCCATCATTTCTAAACCATTCATATTGTATTGACTGTCCTATCTGCAATCCATACTCCATTGTATCCTTAACCGAATCTGATGCGAATTGGTCGGGAAATGAAGATGCATTTACTTGTATTTTTACGTCTTTCATTTATTTAAGTAATTGACTAACTGAGTTTGTGTTATTATATCTCGCAAAGTTAATGCTTATTTTCGATTTTTCTTGAGCAGGTGTATATAAGTGTTTTTGATTCGCCATAATAGCCAACCCTGAACTAATAGAGGCATCAAACTTTGTTCGATTATTTATATCAAACTTTGCCCAATCTTCTAAAGTATTTTGAAAATACATTATTCCCATATCATCACTATCTCTATAATTTCCTACCAAATCTAAACCCACATGTTTTTCTATATATGACTCTATAGCTGAAGCATGTGACTGCTTTACGTCTTCACTTGAGTTAGGTATTCCACCTAATTCTCTTTCCGTCTTAGATAATTTATTAAATGTTTTATCAGGACGATTAATACTATAACCCCTGTAACCTCTATTCTTTAAATGATATAACAAACGAGGTTTATTATTCTCACATAGAATGGGCATTCCATAAAACACACAAGCCATCAAAACCTCTTCAAAGAATATCTCTGCCGTTTGCGGGCGTGCTATATACTCTAAGAAAAATTCATTACTAGGAGCATTATCCATATTGAATTTAGTCAGTCCATGTAAAGAACCATTAGACCCTTTACCAACAACTACTCCAGAAATATCATATGAATCACAACCAAATGAACCAACATGTTCATTCCCTGGATACTTTCTCCCGTTTTTTATTATAACATTATTTTGTAATGCTTTTTCTGGTAACCAAGTTACGAAAAATCTTCCTCTTTTATCAGGCGTCCAAATAACCCTCGTATCTTTAATCCCATTATGCCAAGAAAACGAACCCTGAGTCATATACTGCTTCATTATTAGTGAATCATTATAGTCAATTTGTTGGTATATCTTAGTAAGGTTAAATAGAGATTGTTTACTCTCATCTCTAAAAGCATGAGACTCTGTTCTCGGAAACTGTCTGTAAAATTCATTTAATGCATCTGGATCACTCGCCAATGAATCTACTTCATTCTGCCAATAATCAATAGCGCCTTGAGTAATCATTTCTCCGTCAATACCTTTCAAGGGTTTTTTAGGAGTGTTAAAAACAGGCATCCCATAAAGATCGATAAATCCCTCCATATTCCATTCCATTGGAATAAATAAATTATAGAGACCACTTTTAGTTTGACCGTTTGAGTTACGCTTTGTGCAATCCGAATCGTAGTATAGTTTTTTGAAGTTAGCACCACCCTTATCTAATGCATTTGAGGTCGAACCCATCATACATTTACCAATGATCTTACTCCCTAAACGTAAACAAGTTTTGGTAATTCCCCAGTTTTTTATTATATTGTTTGGTTTCTCCCATTTACCACTCTCATCATGTACTAATAGTTTTAACTTTTCCCCATCATAACTATTGTCTCCTGTATTCTTCCAGTCAATTGTGGTATCTAATCCTTCAACTAAATTCACATCTTCCTCATACATGTTTTTCTTAGTAATCTTAGACGCAGGAACTCTAAAAGCTAATTCAGTTTTAGGTTTATCCATACCATCTTGGATCGGTTTAAAGAAAAAAGGA